CAGATGCCAATGTTAAATTATGGCGTCACGCTTGTAGTGAAGGATTATTGAGTAATGGGAATAAGAAATAAAGCCGATATGATTCGGTATCTTTTATCTGTTCGGGATATTTGGAATAAAGAGGCTATCCCCGAGAAGGACCGAAAGATAGTCGTTCGGCCTGAGCCACCAATCCCAAATGGCATGAAGGAAATAGTGGGTAGATTCTATGGCATCGACATCGAGATTGAAAGACCAATATGAGTAATATCTATAGTAGTATGCTGAGTTTGAACAATAATCTTCTAGCGTCTGTGGACGTTGAAACAACAGGCCGCATGCCTGGGTATCATGAGATTATCCAGATTGCCGTGCAACCCTTGGATAGGGAGTTGGAGCCATTGGAAGGGGTGCGCCCATTCTATATGAACATTGCCCCATCGGAAAATTGCCCGGTTGAGAAGGAGGCTTCTCAGGTCCACGGACTAGTCATAGAAGACTTAAAGAAAACTGCCCCGAGTCAAACTAAGGCAGCCGAGATGTTCGATGAGTGGTTCCAACGATTAAACTTGCCATTCAAAAAATCACTGGTTCCATTGGCACACAACTGGGCATTTGAAGCTGGTTTTTTGAAAGCATGGTTAGGCTATGAAGCATTTAATGAATACTTCCATCCGCATCCCAGAGACTCGATGCTTGCTGGTCTATTTATTAACGACCGCGCATTTTTTCATGGTGACCCACTACCATTTCAGTCCGTGAGTCTAGGAGCAATGTGTAAGAGGCTACACATTCCCATTGTAAACGCCCATGACGCTCTGGCTGACGCGCTCGCGGAAGCCAAACTTTACAAGACTCTTATCCAGTTGCCCTAGATGCCCTCGACACTGAATGTTGGCGTCTCACCTTTGCCGATGATCTTAAAGACTCGGCAAAGTGACAGCTCTGTTAAAGCGACTCTGTGTACATACACCCCAAACATTCTAAGTTGTTTGCGGACTTCTTCTGTCAATTCTTCTCTGACTTTGGTGGCTGCTTTTTCCATCAAATCGTCTAGGTTCCAATTTGTTATAACATCGACTACGGCCGCTTGGGATATATCATTGACAGTAGTCCCCACGTCCCAGTTCTGTTCACCAATAGCCTTAACGATATCTTTCACAGAGAAAACAACCAAGACACTGACAACCACTTGCTTCTTGTCTTTTGTTGTCAGGGCCTGTCCCGGCTGGTGGTTTGTCTGTCGGGCTGTTACAATTATCTCATAGTCGGTTGTTAATGGCCAGATCCAGTGCCACCCAGGTTTTAGTTCCTTTACCCATTTACCAAAACGCCACTTAACACCCCCGTGAGTGGCTCGTATAATAACTGGTCTTGGAATGAATTTGAGTAGTGCATTGAAGATGTCGGATAACCATGAGAAACCCATGAATCACCATAATTGTTTGGGACAATGTTGAGTAGCCATACGAACTTTATTCAAGAGGGCTGCCCCTTCGGCGTTAGTTTTACAACCACACCCCTTACAGCGCCCCTGTTCAGGGTCATACCAGTCACACTGATCGCAATATTTTATTTGGAGTTCTGCAATTTCCTCGTCTGTACGAGTAGGACGTCCGGCTGCAATCCATCCCTTAACTGCCTTCACATAGGTGGCCAGTTCAGTTGTTACGGCTGGATATTGTTTTGGTGTTATGGCTTCAATATCCCCGTTACAAATATTACAAGTATCGGGGTCAATGAGCTTTCCAGTAATTGCACATCTGGCTTTTACTTTCAACGAACCGTCGTCATTTAGTTCGTTAGAGAACTCCAGGTATGAACAAGCAGGCCACTCGGGTTCAAAGACTCGGGGGTTGTCAGTCTGTTTGTAACCATACGGACAAGGTGGTGCCCCATCTGAGTATATGACATTACCAGCGCAGTCTGTTGTTGGCTGGGAGTATATGGGGAGTTTCGGAGCCTCTAGATTACACTGACAGTCCCAAGTCTGTTTAATGGAGCAGGACTCACATTGGTCATCCGTAACTGACTGACGAAACGTACAAGCCATACCATTGATGCATTTTGCACGTTCTGACTGTGTACCGTTGGATTCTTTTCTGACTACTCTTTGACATTTTGTGCATCTTACCATAAGTGCCTCGGACAGTGCCGGTCAGAATCTTCGATCATTTCGTGGATTGTTTTTGAATTAGTGATTCTACGACAATTGTTTGCAGTTTGATTGTAATCTTGACACTGTGAGCATGCAGTGCTGTAGATTACATTAATTGTTCTTTCGTCGCGTTTCTCATAAGTTCGCTCGTCCATTCGAATACATTCCTTGACTTCTTTGAGTGGACATTGTGAACAGACGTGAGAGTTGACTAATGAACCAAACCACTTAGACTGGGCTTGATTATAGCAAAACAAATAGTTTTGTTGATCCCCTACATTTAATACAGACGATTGAAATTTACAAGCTAGCATGGATAATTCACCCTCCCTCCCAAGTAAGCGTCGGTACACGTACACTTTGAACCGACAGATCCACCAGGACCAAAGCCACCATTACTAATCTGGCTACCACACAAGTCCTCTTCTTTACCGTCTACCCAACCTCCCCACGGTTCTGTTTGATTCATTGCACTACCATATTTAACTTCGGGTTGTGATACGCCTGAGATACCGCTATTTGATGGTGTCATAACACCACCGCAATCAACCAACCCTTCGGCAATAGAACCTAGTTGTCCATTACGGAATATTTCAGCATCATCCTTATTACTGAAAGTATAACAGCAACTGCGAACAATACCAGAGCATGTTATAGGACCACCACTACAAGGACCACCCGAACATTCTCTTGTAAGGATGGGAATAATCGACATTACTGTGACCTTCCAAGTACAGATATTGGTGAAGGCTCCGCAGTCTACACCACAGTCTGAGCACTGATAATATTGAATAGGTTGTCCAACAGCCGTAACAGGTGGTGTCTTACTTGATCCACTGGCTGCGACTTTTGCCTTCTTCGCCAGCGTGAGTGCTTTGATGACTGGGTCTGGCTCAATAATGTCTACCTGATCTGATATTCGACATGCCGTGGTTGGCAGCACGTCGCCTGTATCTGACGGGTACTGGTCCCCCGCTGAAAGAATGATATGAGTTTGGTCGTCTAGAACTGTATTACCACCACGTAGTATATGTCCAACAGGGGGTGTAACTATGAACGGGTACCCAGCCCCTGCGATGGAGTCATCAGACGGCGGAGGAAAAATACTAGTAGCGGATATATTTGCAGGCCAGAAAAATGGATATGGTGTAGTTTCACCTGATCTAATTGATGTGGTGCATTCGAAATGAATAGTATTGTCTTTGTTATTGTATTGTATGCCTGTGATAATTGCCTTAACAGGTGTTGTTGAAAATTGGTCTACGTCGATTGTGACACAGTCAAATAGATCGAGATCCAGCATTGAAAGTGGCGAATCAAATTCAACTTGTTTCCAAGTATTGGCACCCCTAATCAACCAGAATGTTGCAGACTTTAAAATAGTCTCATAAGTATTTTGGGTATAATACGGGACACTTACTTCACTTATGCCATACTTATTCGCGTTGTACTTCAGTATCAGTTTATTCTGTACATTATCAGTTGATATGATCCCCGCCTCGGTTGATGACCAATCCACCGAGTATTTTGTAGTGAGTTCGTTTGTATCACTCAATTTCAGTTTGAAGGTGTTCGCAAGAATGTTAGACTCAGTAAACGTCCTGACAGAGCTAGGTTCCTCCGAGAGATACACAATATAAAGTGTATCTTCACGGGTATAGATTGCACATCTACACTGGTACGCAATATCTTGGATTAACTGTAGTACGTTTAGTTTTTCCTTTACCCAGAAATTTGTTGGGTAGTTTACTAATTTTGCTCGAACGTATGCTTTAGACGTTGCATCGAATGTTAGGTCTGTATACTGTGTGATTAGCCAAGCAATGATATCAACGGGGTTAGGCCCCACGTCTGAAGTGAAGGACACATAAATGTCGTCAGACCATGAGTCATCAATCTTACTGAGTGGCTTTTCGAAGCCTATTTCGGTTACTATGTATCCAGTATAATCTGTCTCGTATACAGTATACAAGTTTGTTGGTACTGTCATCAACAGTTCCCGCCCTGTTGTTTTTTGTTTCTTGTATGCTGCAACGTTATTGATTGTACCAGGAATCAAACTAACGATGTACAGAACCTCACTCTCTTCTTCCAAGAAAACTTCTGAACCGGCTGGTAGCCAGCAGAAGGTTGAAGTAGGCATATCTTCAAATTCTTGCTGTGATGATTCCACCCCATCCTTAGTCACTGACACCCAAACTGGGGCTTCTGAACAGACCTCCGCACTGTGGTAGGTTTGAGGCACGTACCAAGTTTGTAGGTCGACAGTCGGTATCCAGGTGCTGTTCCAGTGAACTAATTCGTACTGTCCACTGTATACAGTTTCTACTGCATGACACTGTATTAGATCAATGGTATCATAGTCTGGATGCAGGCGATCAAGCACTGCGAAACTATCGCCTGAGAATACCCCAATGAATTTAGCCCCGTCAATATCGATTGTAACTCGTTGACCTTGGGGAAACTTTGAACCACCATTTATTGTGATGAGTTGATGCTCATATGCTTTTTGATCCCGGAGTAGATCTTCTAATTCACAAATGGTGTTAAAGCGTTCTTCAACACAATCAGGATCTGGCCCCCAAACCTCCTCGGTCATATGTTCTGGCTCTTCAGACTCGATATGTGGGCCATACACGTCGCCTGGAACTTCTGTTCTATCGCATGTTACAGTATAACAGTCAATACCTACACCAGGGATGTAGGTGCAATCTGTATGGTCGGCACATTGCCATGGATGGTATCGTGTAAATTCGGGATTATCCAGTTCCTGTGAATTGATTACAACACTTCGGCACTGAAGATAATGCGCCTGGCAGATTCGTTGCTCGATTGTAAAGTCATGGATACCCTCGCCTCTAGCTAGGTATCCTTTTCGCGGAGAGCGGACTTGAACCGCTTGCATGTGGCAGACAGTTCCAAAAATCAGTGGCCATACCTTACCCAAAGCGTCTTCTGGTACGTTGGGAAAATCTCCCTCTTCCATAGAGAAAGCTACGTCTGTCTCAGTTGTTTTAGTAGCTATGGTAAATTGTAGAGTTCGTGATCCCTCGTCCCAGTTAATTGGGCTGGATATCTCCCCACTAAATAGCAAGATCCGCTCGGTATACGGCAACCCCTTAAAGGTTTGATAGATCCAACAGGGGCATTTTTGGATGTCTTGGATATCTAAGATAGACCGAAGGCTTCCATCAGTATCATCGAGGGTGACTGTTGTACTTTGAGAGTCACTAGCTCCCTGTATTCTTAGACTTGTGTCAAAGTTTTCCAGCTCAACTAATGTTGGATATGGATAGGCTGCGTCTTCTATTTTTTGATCTGAGTAGGCAATACGATTTGATGTGTCGCGAGACCAAGCTACTTCAACAATAAAGATCGGTTCCGACCCATATTGTGTCTGTAAATACGGAAGCACTGTAGCTGGGATTGTTCGCATTATTCACTCTCCTCAAAATCTATCGAAAGGTCCGTCACCTCACCACCTGGAAATGACGGTGCCCTACCAGCTCCCGACAATTCAAATGGATTGTTTTGAAAATAGCCAATCCAAATTACCCCGTCGTGATCGGTAATTTTAATCTCAGATCCATAGTACGCAGCATAAAAAGCTTTAAGCTCCAATGCTTTATTTCTAGATACTTTGAAATCCCAGTGACATTTCTTTCTCTTGTTTTTTGATTGCGTATAGGTATATAGAGTTCCATTCATCGATCGCAGTGATTTAACCGTTGCAGCGGGTTCATACACGTCCCCCCAACTCGGACTTGGCAGTACGGTCGTGGTTTGGATGTGTGGATTTGGTGCTTCTATTCGAAACATTAGTTTAACCTATAACTAGCTTCTTGAACAAGGAACATGTAATCCGTAACAACTGGCCTTCGCAATACAACAGTTGAGGCCACTTGCGTAAACTCCAGAGGCAAACCGGGTGTGTAATTGGCTTTTAGTATTCCTTCGAATTCAAAACCAATACTCCATTTATTTTTCCCGTCGCACGTGGCAGGTTCATTTGGTTTCAAAATTACACCAGTCCAAACACGCCCGTCCCAATCAATAACCTCAATCTGCTCACCTATATGATTGAGAATGAAGTCCTGTATGTCACTAATCTCAGTTTTTAGAAGTCCGGTGAAGGTGCAGGTAATCGTATTGATTCTAGGCCACTGAGGATCGGCAAAGATCACTAGTCTTCCGCCGCGAGTCTCGCGATTGACTCGATTAAAGGTATTTCTATCGCGGCCGTCGAATTCGGGTGCCCGTAGTGTAACTATATCAGTTGGAGTATCAACAGGGTAACTCAATTGAAATCCCACCCCCACAGGTAAACCCTGCGCTAGCGAGAGTTCGCTACTGGGTGGGGTTATTCCACCAACAACATTCGACTCGCCTATAAACGGGTGATACTGTTTATCGATGCACGGATTGATATAGAAATAAGTAACCGCGTGTCCCAGGTTCAAAGCGTCCGCTACACTTCGCATATATCGGCCTTCCATGGCTATGCCCTGTGTAAAACTCAATGTATTAGAGGCGACCAATCCTTTCGCCCCCATAACTGTCTCGTTGATTGTAAGCAAGTCTTCAATTAGAAGCTTACGCATGCCTTCGTCGGTCATGGCCAACGAATCACTAATAGTAAGATTGTAAATGAGATTCGCTTGAGTAACGAGCGTTAGTAACTCGGCTACAGTTTCTCTGAATGTATTATTGTGCCAAATCGTGTCAGTAAAACTCAGATAGTTTTGAACAATCTCATAGTGCGGACCCAGCCAATCGGCGGATTCAACAAATGTCAGGGAGTCTTGTAGATCAAGTAACCCTGATACTGTGATTGTCTCATTAAAGACAAGAGAGTCGCCTGCTGGCCAATAGAGACCAAACAAGGCTATTGCCGTATTAGCGACTGGTGCTTCGATTGCACGTCTACCGTCATCTGACAATGTGAGTGTGTCTAAAACGGTTAGGGTGTATGTGGCTGGGATATGTTCGACAAAAGTTAAAGTATCATATACTTTGGGATTCTTGTCTAGTGAATGTCCAACAGTGTCACTCAGAGTCAACGAATCGATCAAGGCCCTGGAGATAACATGATCTGGGCATAAGATTTCAACAAATTGCCGAGTTGCCCTAAGGCTACTGGGCCCTATCCCCAAGCCCTCAATGAATTGCCGAGTAACTCGGAGTTTACTATCTCCAAGTCCCAAGGCTTCAATCTGTTGACGGGTAGTACGAAGGGACATTAACCCACCTCGATACCGAAGAATGCACTGTTAATATTTGACACGTCCCAAGCTGAACTTGTATTGGGATCTGTTTCGCTTATAACACTCTTTGTAAGGTAGTCTGTTGAACTTATTGCATCCGTTGTCGTCGACTCATTGGCTCCTGAGACAACCACCGTCTTTAAATCAACAGAGTTAGCGTCAGTGACTCTGCATGTTGTGTTAATTGAAAGACCATAGATACTTGTGACTATTGTTGCATTTGCGTAATCAAAAAGGTCACGGTGACCGGTCGTATTGTCTTCAACATATGTGGTATCGTCGTCACAGGTAGCCCCGTCGTCGACGTCAGCATAGTGGTCTGATAACGCGGGATAGACCGTACTCCAGTTAACAGCATCATCCGCACTAGGGTTGATAGCAACAACTCGACACGGACCGAGGAAGTCATTATTTAGAGAACCGGTTGAATCACAGATATAATAGTCGTCAAGCCATGACTCCGATCCACCTGCATTTTGAATCATAACCCTATCGTGATAGTTATTTGTTCCTGCCTTGGTATTATAGCTACCATTACTGGCGACTGATACGTTGTCTAGTTTGACTTCGTAGGTTCCAGTGGCAGAACACTTCACTTTAAACTCCAAGTAATACCAAGTCGTCGCTGATAGACTTACGGTACTAGTTGTGGCGACCAAGGTCGTAGCCTTATAGACAGACAGAGACCCGGCTGGATCTACATGGACAGACATTCCCAACGTAGTCCCGTCATAAAGTTCTATGACCGGTTTATGTGCTGCCGGTAGAGTGGCAAGTCTAAAAGCAATACCCACAATAAGAGTGTCATCGGTTGTTAAGGGGTGTGTACCTAAGTATCCCACACCAGTAGTTAAGTCAACGGACAACCCCGCCACCCTCCCAGCGGCGGCGTTCATATAGTTAGCACTATTAACGACTAGGTATCGACGAGCCATGATCGTAGCAGTGTATGCCCCGCTCGCTTTGTAGCCTTCGAATCCTTCTACCCACAGTAACATAGCAGCACCTCATAAAAATAGTCCACCGGACACACGGAGCGTCCGGCAGACTCGGGAGAGACTTATTAAGGAACACTCAAAGTGTAAGTGACCTTTAGCGTGTCGCCGTTAGCAACGGTGACAGTTGAACTGAATGCGGCTTCCGACCACATAGTTCCTGTGCCACCACTCTTAGTGTTGTTGCTTGTAATAAACAAGCCCTTAAGAGTGGCTGCGGCATTAACAGTGAAGTCGACCGTACTGGCATTTGTAATAGCCCGTGCAGATGCTGCACCACATGTCCATTGCGGACGAGTCGCATTCGAGTAGGGAACGGCTTCGGTCCAACCAGCATGCGCGGCCATCGTATGAGTGGCAGCCCACGTGGTCCAACCGCTGTTGTCCACTAGTCCAATATACCACGTGCTGGCCTGCGAACCCGCTCGAAATTCGCACTCCATCATATGCGTAACACCTTCTGTCACGATGGCGTTTGGTGCTTGGTAGATTCCCAGCAACTTCCCATCCGCGTCTCGGTGTTCTGCGACGAACAAACCAAAAAACTTAGCTCTATCTTCCATAGAAACCTCCAATTATTATGCGGGTTACGTCTTTATTTCGCGCCGGAACCCGCGTACTTCCGGGGCGGATGTAAATTTAACTTAACCGAATAGTTCCACGTCTGATTTCACGCTGGAGCCCGACCCCAATCTGTCTGATTGTTTGCTGCGAGGTATCCCCACCATTGACACTGACACTAATATCTCCGACATTCGTGACCGGTCCGCCCTTATCTCGGAAGATTGGTTGTGATCCAGCATTCATAGCCTGAAGCTGTGGGGCAAATTGCTTAGCTGCTGTAGCATTTACTACAATCTCACCAGGACTAAGCATGGCCATAATAGTGTCTGTCCAACGACCAGGGCCGCCAGCCGCACGATAGACAATCCCGCCAGTAGCAAAACTTGAAACACTGGCTGTTGCCTGTGCTTTTAGTGCATTGATTTTTGCAATCTCTTGAGCAGTGACTTCACCCTGCTGTCTGATGAGTTCAGTATTAGCAACAATAGTGGCTCCTACACCCTTCCAAGCAGCATCCATTGCTGGAATCTTAACAGTATTTAAATCTGTCACTGGAGCAACCATTGCTTGGATAGAGGGGGTCAGTCCTTGCAGACTAACTTTTTGTCCAGTGATAATTGAATCGAGTTCAATCAACTTTGCTTTAGCCTCGTCAGTGTTGACCTTAACGGTGCCTAGATCCAATTTGGACATGTCCTTGATCTTATCTGATACCGGCTTCATGGTAGTTTCAAGCTGTTTAATGAGGCTCTTAACATCGAGAGTTTGTCCTGCCCCACCCTGTTTGTCTGGATCAAATGGATTACTAAGTGTAGCCATCTTAATCTTGAGGGACTCAATCGCCATCTCATAGGTTCGCAACTCACGTTGGAATGTGGCCTGATCCGCTGGATCAATTCTGGTCATCTTCTTTAAGGCGAGACTGATTGCGTCAATATCCGGCTTTAATTCTGGGGCTACTCTACGGACGTCGTCTAAGAAGGCATTAAACTCCTCACCAGTGGCTGTTGTCTTAGTAGACGCCTTAATTTGCTGTTGAATTTCATTGCCCAATTGTGCCGCTCTATTCAGAGTAGCTGTTCCCTTCGCTACAATTTCCGTGCTCGCTTGGTATTGTTTAGCCACGGCTTCCGGTAAGTTTACCCACCCCTCTGGACCAACAGCTTTTTGTTGCTGTGGATTGAGTTGGGACATGGGTTTGGCGATTTGTTTTTGTATTGCAGTTAAATCGGCTTGAACCTTAAGATTCAATGCTGGGAGATTTTGAAGTTGACCCAGCAAATCTGCACGTACTTTTTCGATGCCCAAGAAGTCTGTTGCTTGCGGGGCTTGTTTTGTAACAACCTCCATGATTTTTGTCCATGCTTCTTGCATTTGAGCTAGACCGGCCGCTTGATCTTTGGGCGTCTTACCTAGACCACCAAACATTTTGAGACCTTCTTCGTACTTCTTCATATTGTCAGTAAGTACGTTATTCTCAGCCTGGGAGTTTACTAACTTCTCTTTTGATGCAGCTACGTCTGCCTTTGCAAGTTGGGCCTCTTTATCACGAACCTTTAACCCATCCCTACTGAGGTCGACTTGTTTTTGTCTAATAGCTTGGGCTTCTCGTTCCGTGGCAGCCCCTGAGGCGGCTTTGCCATAGTAACTTTCTGCACGCGAGAAGAATTCTTCGACCCGTGACAAGTCTTCCGGTGTCTTGGCCTTTGCTAGCCGCATTAGACCTTCAGTTCGTAATGCATCGGCACGTGTAAGAAACTGTTGCGCTTGACGTTCTTTATCCCAACGGGCTGTATTGAGGTCAAATTGTTTATCGGCCGAGGCATTGCTCTGAGTCATCCGTTTCTCAGTGATGGCCAATAATTTCTGGTTGCCTTCAGTCTCGGCAGTTAGGAGTTTTTGAATGTAAGATTGCTGAGCCGATAGGACGGCGTCAAATCGTCTTTTCGTAACATCCGTAATAGCTTGCTGGGTTGCTTTAACCGACGCTAGTTCTTTGTCGTACAGCTTTACACCGGATGTGATAATCATCATGGCAAACTGTAAACGCTCTTTACCAGCTTTATTTATGATATCGGTTTGTTTGTTTGTTTCATTATTGAATGTCTGAGTTTGTTGCTTTACCTCATTGTCAATATTTGAAAAGAAGCGTTTTAGGTTTGCTTCGCTTCTGGCAGCCGCAAATTCATAGGCTACACCAATTGCTACTGCTGCTGCAATTATGGCTGCTGCAATCGGATTGGCCAACGCTAGGGCAGCGACCCATTTGATGGTTGCTATAGAAGCCACACCCATGGCAGTCCCATAGGCTTTTGCAGCTACTGCTAGGCCGAAGAATGCTGCTGTAAGTAATGCTACCTTAGCTGTTGTACTGGAAGCAAATTCAACGAAACTGATTTTGAACTGATTGAATAGGGTGGAGACTGGAAGCATTGTCTCACCAAATTGCGTCCATGCATTGGCCAGTTCCACAACAGACTGCTTATAGCGTGTACCAGCGGTATCTAGAACCATCTTGCTAGCTGCATCAGCGGTCTTGACAGTCGCATCTTGTAGTTTTTTAATTGCAGCTTCGGCTGCGTCTGCATTCGGACCTAACAAGCCCATTTCAGCACGGACTGCACGAATGTTGGTCGTTAACTTGACCATTTCGTCGGAAGATCCGCCTGTTACGGCCTCCATTTGACGGAGGACGCCCATAAGGCCACCGAACTTGGCGAGGGCTTGTTCTGCATTTTCAACGCCCCATTTCTGTACCATGGCGGCTTTGAGTTCTTTTGTCGGCTTCAGGAGTGCTGTCATAATTGCACTCAACTGAGTAATGGCTGTACTGGCTTTAGTACCCTGTTGAGTCATGATTGCCACAGCACCCATTGACTCTTCGATACTGATTCCCATGGCGTGGGCGGTTGGACCAATGCGTCCAAGAATATCTGCTAGATCAGTTGCCTCCATACGGCCTATTTTTATGGCTTCGAAGAACATACCCGATAAATCGCCGGCACGCGAGACTTCAAGATCCCAACCCTTGAGGGCGGCGGTAAGTAAGTTGACAGAGTCATTTAAGGGTGCGACGTTTGCTGCCGATAATTTGGCAGCCTGTTCAAAGACATATAATGAATCAGCGGCAGTACCTACTTGGTTCTGCAATGTCTGGTAGAATGCGAGAGTGGTTTCTCCTAAGGGACGCGCAAACTCGTTTGATGTGGCTATCAAAGCTGTGCGGATTCCCCCTAGAGACAGTGTGGTGTCATCCATGATAGCACCAATCTGACCGAGGCGGGTTGAGAAATCACTAGCTGACTGCACACCTTCTTGCATGCCAGTCGACATATCATTGAGCATAGAAATAACTGCTCGGAAGGCAACAATTCTTCCTAGTTGGGAGAAGAAGTTGCCAATCTTAGTACCTGCTGCCTGACCAGACGCACCAGCAGTATTGAAGGCCGTCTTTAGTTCGTCGACCTTGCTACGAAGCCCGTTAATCGCGGGGGTGCTTCCAGATAGCGTTCCAGCAAAAGCTTGAATAACTTGATCGCGTGAGAGATTATTCTGAGCCACATAATCAGCGAGTCCAGTTTGCATTGCGGCAAACTTCTGATTAAATTGCTTCTCAGGGATAGAGGCCGAGGCACTACCCCATGCACTGGTCAGTTTATTGATTTGACCTAAGGCGGCTGAAGTGTCGAACGTTAGATTTGGTGGTTTAACATTGCTGAAGCCAGTCGAGATTTTATTCGACATGGCGTCGATTTTACTCGTTAAATCGGTTAGGGCTTTATCAAAACCCAGACCACTTGTATTAAATGTCTTCAGCGTTTCTGCTGACGTAGAAATCGACTTGTTTAGATTGTCTAATGCCAATTTAAGTTGGTCAATGCTGGTAATCGAATCACCAGTTTCAAAACTTAACCTTTGGACAATTTCTTCAGCCATTATGATACCTGACGTGGTATAAGTGTTATGTATGCAAATGGAGACGGTAGTCTCACTGTTTCAGCATACGCTTTGAATGCGGCATTAGCGACTTCTTGAAATCCGTAGGGTCCTGGGTGGATTAGGCGAGAATACACACGCCCCTCCTCTGGATTTTCATTCGCATTATTGTATTCATTGTAAATTAGGTGCCATAAAGTCGTCGAGTATTCTGCAACAAATGCACCCCCCCAGGCTGTTATGATTCCTCGACTTTGTGCGTTACCATACTCTGGTCCTAACATGCCGGGCAATCCGCCCCCGCCCGAAAGAGAGAACGTCTGTCCAATCTTACTGGCTAGTTTCACAAACGTGCCATGGGACGCACCTGACCAGACTGGTATGATTGTTATGGCTGCTTGTATCCAGAGTCCCACTGCTTCTTTTAACTGTTTCAACATCTCAGCATTCAGGGCTTTTTGATACGCCCCTGTGTTTAGTTTAATCTGAGCAAGTTGACACGTCATTTTCATGGTCAGCGCCTAAGAGGGTTGGGGGAGGTTATTCTCCCCCAACCATTTTCTTTGCAAGTTCTAAGTCATCGTGTTCACGTGTTTGATTATACGCTAATAACATTGACTGAGCCCACACGTCACAATCCTCCCAGGTGTCTTTGACTCCGGGTGGCTTTATACCGAACCGTTCACAACTTCGCCAGATAGCGAACTCGGCTGTTCGGTTGTCGGGCCAGAGAATTGCTCTGGTGCCGGACGCTGACCAAGTAGAAAAACCTTTCGAGCCTCTTCTAACTTGGCTTCATCCAAGGCATTCGCTGCCATGACGCAGGATACAATCCGGTTGATTTCAACCGTCGAGAGTCCAGCACTCTTGAAGTCGGCTGTGTAATTTAGCCAAGTGCGTGGATCATTGATATCCACTGTCTCCCACTCAATTTGACTGGGTTCAAGTGACTTAATCACGAGGTAAGCAATTCGCTTCTCGGTTTGCTGGGTCATTTGCTTCTGATAGTTTACGTCATCCTTCATGGGGACCCAACCATCTTTTGTAAGCTTCCCTGGCGGCTTCGGTTCTGGACAGATTTTGTCAAAGTCTTCCAGATCAAGTACGGCCTTAGCTCGGATTATAACCGGCTCGTCTGCTCGCGGCAGTACCAAGATTTCTTCATTCACACCACTAATTACGCGACCACCAATCTTCATGTTTTTCTCCCTATTGCGAACTTCTCTCCAGTTGACTTTGCACCACGCAATGTCAAATCTTCAAGATCAGATGGAAACTGTCTTGTAGAATCCAGTTGCCGATCATCAATGACTCTTGTCTGTGAAACGATAATCCTCTCGTCACTTAGACATTGTAAAACGTCTGGTACACTTACTCCGGTTTTATACAACTTTCCATCGACATATAAAGCCGTTCTCTTCCATGTCGACTCCCTTACAAAGACCAAGTCAGGAAACTTGACCATGCTACATGGCAGTTGACTTAGTTCTAAAATCTTTGCTGCTAGATATCTTTTTCGACCATCCAGTATCTGGTAGTCTTTTGAAATACGCAAGGGGGAATATACCCCATCTTGTTTCATCGTAAGCAACAAATCTCGTAAGTCATTCTCTTTCTCAGCCGTTGAAGAATACATTGAATGAATATTCTTTGGGGGTCGAAGTTTATTCAATGGTACCAAAATTACGTCGTCTGTCATAGCGTTTCTCCTTAACTTGAGACACCTCAGCGTCTCGGACCTAGGGATAAAAAGACTCCCTGAAAATCTTTTGAAAATGTACCTGGGTGCCTAAGTGGCACCCAGGTTAGCATCTCGATTGTTATGAGCGAGTGATTGTGGCACTCGTTACATTACACTTACCAGTCACAGCGATTGTTGCATCCTTGAGACTAAACTCCAATTTTTCATATCGGAAGTCTGATAGCAATGTAGTCTCATCTTGAGCCGTGCCGCAAGGCGGCTCGTGCGCAATTTGAACGTCAACAGCATATGGTTCGCATGCGTCGTCAGACGACGTGACCCACTCGACTGCCCCACCTTGCTGCTTGAGAGCATCGACAGGTGTGATTGATTCATTCGTGCCAGTTGTCACGAATTCATACACGAACTCAAGACTTACTTCTAGTGGCTTCTCGTCACCTTCTCGAACTGTATCGAGATCACCACGATCAAGCATGTAGTTGTATTCCTTGTTTTCGGTATACTTCAAGTTACCATCACCAACCTTGATATCCAATCGGTTAGACTGGAATGTAATTGCGTCACCGTTAGCTGGGGCATTCGCTGTCCAGGCTGGGGTAAACGTAATGTTGGTTGTTGGCCCTGCGTTGGCAGGTGTTCGGGCAGTGACTGTGTGTACGGTCGTATGATTTGCAGTGTTGACTGTAAATCGTGCGCCTACTGGTACCAAGTCAGTGTCCACGGTGTTCAAATTTACGGTGTTGATATCAACATTCGTATCATTGACTCCCGGTGTGTCGTTTACTAACGCTGACCCCGAGAGGCCGTCTAGTAAACGAATTGTCGCATCCCGTCACGTTGTTACATACAAGATTGTATGGATAAGTCATTTCTGCTTACCTCTGCATGTCGCCATGCAGGTCAGACTATATCTTCTACCATTTTACTGGCGTGATGCATCTAGTCGTTGAGGCTTTTGTGTTACCAATGTTTTGTGCCTCGGCCATTTAAATCCCAAATCTTTCGGCAGATTTCTTTTTCTACTTCCGAATACTCACGATATGGTTTTTGCATCCGAGACTCACACAATTGTTGTATTAGTACAGCTCGCTGGTATTTGCCTACGAGATATGGAAGAATTACTGGTATAAATCGACTTACACGTTTGTAGCCGACAATTAGAATCTCCAGTTTTCTTTTCCAATTTCCTTTGGGCGGATGGACTCGGTAATAGTAGGCAATGTCATACTTCTTAAGAATTTGTAGGACTTTGTCAATTATTTTTGTATCAGTATTAACAATTGTAATAGCTGGGCTTACATTCGCTTGTTTGCGATTTTTGGCACTTCTTTTATCAATTGTTATACAACCCTCGCCGTCCATAATTCCACCAAGCCAACTGAGGTCACACAAGCTTGCCTGCTGATTGTCTGCGTTAGAGAACTGTTCCATTATAAGGGTCTCCACATACTCAGGGTTTCCAGCATACAGCACCATTTTTCTAATAGGATTACTCCTACTAGGAGTCCTGGTTGAACTCAATTCTGGCCATAATTATTTGTCTCCAATTCTTTTGCAAAAGATTTATAAACCTAGAGAGCGCGGCCAACGCTCCCATCCAAAATAGCCCACACAGGCTAAAATGTTTCCTTTTTTATTCATACAAGTGGTATTATCCATACTACCTTTACAGTGCATTTTTCATGCCAAACTACAAATAAACGACAAAATGACCATCGATCATACCTTGTCGTATCTTTTCAACTTTACCCAGTTGACCGAAGTATAAGACCCTATTTGGGTCGATCTTCCCATGCACAGGCCGTAAGCAACCAACATACGAAGAGTCGTCACCCGCTTCGCCACCATACTTGTAAATACTGATCGGACCGTTCATTGACAGTGCTAACTTCCCACACCAAGTTTGTAGTTTATAACGACTCGTCTGCGCCATTTGCTCAGTCACCAAGATATTGACGTCTACCAGGAGCCGCCAATCGTCTTTACTGAGTTCATTCATGTAAGGACCAGTTATACGCAACTCAGCATGGTCAAAGTGCAGGTCCTCAGACTTTTTAGTGTCGATTCCATCTACCAGCATTGGGAGGGGTACAGCAGCACACGCAGTGCTAAAGTAATTTATCACGGACGCCATAATCCACCGGGACCAATTCTCATTCATTGTCTGTTCCTTCGGTGAAATTCAAGACTGTAGTAGCTGACGCTTCCTTAGCAATGGGCGGTCCTAAAATGGCCTTGCCAGTAATGTGCCAGCCTGTATTTTGTTCTAATTGTGAAATGTTCTTTATTTCATATCGGATATCATCATAGATGATCCAAGCGTCTAAACTGATAGCATACCCCGGTGGTAAGTCATGTGAATCGATGACAAACTCACGAGTGCCGCTCTCAAACGCGCCACCGCCTCCGTAAGCGAATGTTTTGTTAGCCGAGATTTCAGACACGGCTTGAATAACCTCACGCTGTAGTCGCACTGGGAGCACGATACAGCGTGGGATTGTAGTATTTAAGGTGCTTGATGTCGTGACACCTGTCGTATAATTTGTTGTCTCGTCCACCAATTTATACAGTGTGACCGTACTGCCAAATGCCCGTTTTAGGACATATAAGGCTTGTCGGATTCGACGATTCAAATTATAGTTTACGACATTGCTCATCTTAAAGATTCCGGTTTATCACAATCACCGCCCACAATACGTGGGCAGACTCGTACCAAATGTTCCAGGACTCTTCCTATCCACTTAATACACTCCGAACTCTGAGTCAAAGCCACTGTTGATTTCTCGACAAGTTGCTTTAACACGTCCTTTTGTTCGGCCTCTAGAGTAACTATTCGGGAGGTTAATGAAACTTCTCGTTTAAAATCGCGCCAAACAAAGAACAAGATGATGGCCGCTGAAGGGCCGAATGTCTTGGCGAGATTCAATAGTTCTAGTTCCATGTTGCGTCCTTTCTGGTTAAAAAGATCCTGGGGGTTGTTGTCAACCCCCAGGGAATCAGACTAACCTTATCCTAGGATTACGCAACCGAGGTCGGTATCCAAGACAGCGATACCAGCCAAGAGGTCCATCGTGACGATGGTACCCTGGGTTGTGATATCGTACTGCATTGTAACACGCATCGCAACGTCATTGTAATTGGCGACTGCGGATTGGACACCACCGGCACGCGGTAGAGCCAAGGGGCGAGTTACGAGGGCAAGAGCATCGCGGTGGAATGCCAAGTTGAAGGACCCGTAAGGACCTGGGAAAGCATTCTCATTGTCGACGATGGCCTTTTCAAGCGGACGATCAAGCCACACGATGGTCTGGCTAGCATTCGAGGGATTCTCGTATGCTTCGATGATGGTGTAGGTATGCCGTGTTGAGGCAGTCTCACCAAAAGCGAGTAGCTGACCGACTTGCGGAACCTTCGTGGCGGTGTAACCGTCGAGGGTAATACCCTTGGAGTAACCAGCCGCGTGAGCGCCGTCAGCGTCACAGTGCTGGTATACTACGATAGCGTCGGCGTTGGCCACTGCATACTTCAAGGCTCCGTCCAATACCAACGTGATGGTATCGGCAGTCGTCTTGATATACCGAGGTTGAGCGTCACCGGCGATGGTAACGAAGTCACCATTGACAGCACCAGTGATTGCAGCCGCTGCCACAACCGTATCAACACCAGCCGCGACGGCACCGTTGACAGCACCCGTGAGTGTGTCAGCACCGCTGGTAATCTCTGGCTGGTTTTGATCCATATAGGTATCAAAGCCGAGAACACGGCCGAGAGCCGCTTCGGTCAGAGCAAAACCACCGTCACCACGCTCGTTAGCCTTTAGGAACAAGTCCGTGGCTAGCATGCTGGATTCGGCTGAGGACGAAAGAACGCATCGACGACCTTGTGGGTACGCGAGGTTCTGGTTGAGAACTTGGCGTGCATCGAGCAGATACTGCTTGGCAGTCGTGCTGGAGAGCGCACCGAGTTTACCAACTTTGTTGGCGAGGTATTTGTGAACCTGACCGCAAAGAGCGCGATCGATGGTTCGGGCAACACCTTCCATACCAGGGGCGATGTAGATCTGAATCAGATCCTGGAAAGACTTGCTAGCCTCACCGTCCTTGATAGTAAAGCTGATGTAAATATGCTGGTTAAGAGTAACCGGCACATTCGTGGCAGATGCGTCTTGTAGATCGATGCTATCAGCATCAACCTTTCGACGGGTCTGGAAGGGCTGTGGTCGGCGGGTATTAACCACGTCGCCAAAGTTCGCGAGTTCCATCGAAAAATCTCGGTGGACCAACTGAGCCATGACCATGTTCTCACTCAAGAGAGCGAGACCTTCGTTAGCCCAACGTTCTGGGATGAAGGCATCATTGTCATTCTCAAAACACAACACACTAGCTTGCAATAGATAGTTATCCATTACTAAAACTCCTTGTTAAGTTTACTGTTTAGTCTTTAACCCCAATTTTAAGTCCGGTGACTGGGTAACGGTGATTAGCACCCAACATTTTGTTGCTAACTGGTTGGTCAGTAATCCTTGCAACACAAATTGCCCGGTATTAGCCGGTAAATATAATTAACGGACGGTTTTCTTGAGACCCAAAGCTTCTGGGTTTGTCTTCCGTAACCGCATGTATTCTGATGTTGAAATCTTGGCCGTATCGACCTTTCCAGGTGCCGAAGTACCTGGAGCAGTTCCACCACCAATGCCTGACACTACGTTTGGCTTAAACAAGTTGCCATAGACGTCTTGAAGTTCACGCATACGCTTCACAGCGTCTGTCGGCTCTCGACGTGTAACCTGTCGCTGACCTGTTTCGAGGTTGACGTCATCAAGGTCGACAATAACCTCGTATGCGCCCGTACCCTTACCATGGTCGTCTGTCTTTTCTGTGACCTTTGTCATCGGTCGAAGCAATGCAATCAATTGTGATGGATTAAAGGCTTCATACTGGACAGCAGCGTCCTGCAACGTTCGTTCAACCAATGTTTGTTTGAACTGATTCTGCCAGTAGTTGGCCTGATCCTTCCATTGACTGGCTTCCTTTGACAAGGTCTCTTCGATCTTTTTCTTCTCATTTAACAAGGTCTCTTCCTTGGTTAAATAAGTCTTCTGCACATCTTCCAACTTCGCTTCGAGTTGTGCTCGGGCTTCTTTCGTGAGATTCTGGTCTTCGAGTGCATTCTTATACATGCCCTCTAGTTCCTGGTACTTTTCAGTTAACTTTCGACGATCTGCGGCAACAATAGCGTTTACCTGATCCTGGTTAAAAATCTCTTGTTTCTTGCGCTTACGCTCAGCGTCTGCGGCTTCGGCTGCTGCGGCTGCGGCCTCGGCGGCTGCGGCAATCGCGGCTGCGTCAGCGCCCTCGTCGTCACCGTCGAACATAGAAACTGATGCTTGCAATAGATACTTACTCATTTTGAATCTCCTAAGACTCCCTGCATTTTCTTACATGCTACGCGCAGGTTGTTGTAGCTATGTATCCCTGGCTGTGAGGCCCAGGTGTTAATTTACTCTCACAGTAGTGACAGATCGGCCATCCCGTAAAAATGGTTTTAGGATACGCCAAGCCATCGCACTCGGAACACCGTGTAAAATGTGTTCAATAGGTTGTTGATCTCGATTATAGGATGTTCGCACACCCCCGTAACCTTGACCAGTTGTTCCTAGATTTTCTAGTTCAATATCTGGGTCAATGCCGTCTAATAGTGCTAATGCTATTTCATAGCAGGCAATATTTATGTCGGCGGGTACTGTTGTGTCAGAGTCTCTAGGAAACTCTAACTCTTGGGAAAGTTCGGCAGCCCGCATATCGGCGGCTAGTGGGTCTTCGTCCCCAGCGGCAACCACAACTAAGTATGTTGCGTGCTTATAGCCTTTGAAATTAAGTCGATCAATGATTCTAGTCGCGGTATACAGTGCTTTCGTCTGATTTGCAGCAGACTCATTATCCCACGCATCGGAATGTAAGCGTGTAAGAAAGTAAGCCGTTGCACCAACAATCGATCCATACATACTACTCATCGTCGTCCTCACTTACGGGACCGCGTGTGGGTTGACCGTCTTTTTCTGCCTTTGCGTCTATAGCTGGTGTTGGTGATAAATCGGGGAGACCACGTGCTGCGGGATTAGCCGCTGCGGAACCACCACCCGTACTTTGTGAAATGGCAATTTCAGTTAATCGTTCGATATGGTCTTTTTGGGCTTTATCTGCCTCATCCTCATTAAAACCAAGAGCCAGACATGCTGTCTTGTCGCCAACAACCCCTGCGTCCTTGGCTTTCAAAATGACGTCTGGATCACTGGTCGTATAAGGCGCATTCTCAATTTCAGTGGTAATATCATCCATTGTTTCCACTGAAACTTTCCCGGCCAAAAGGGAAGCGACTATACATTTGGCAATCTCTCGCTTCACCTTTTGACCGGGGACCGAATACATGAGGTCATTGAGTTTCTTAGCCTCATCGAGTCGAGTCAGATCGGATTTCAAACTGTATCGATCTGGATACTTAATGACCGGTATCAGCCGTCGCACTGGATTACGTTCTTCGTATGCAGCCCAATGTTCAGCGATTCGGCGTTCACAGTTTTCGAGGATCATGCCGATAAATGAGAGTCCAGCTTCCAGGCCCTGGTTATCCATATCTTTGGATTCGGCTGAAATAGCTCGCCCTACTTTATTGGCAACGGCAAGATTGACAAGCTTGCGAATATCGTCTTCAAGTTTCTCTTGCAATTTAAGTGACACTTCGAGAGGTTCTGGCGAGGGATGTACGAATCCAGGCCGTTCAGCCCTGAGATCATAATAAATACCCTGTGTCGCACCTACGTGACGCTCTTGGTTGGACGCAGCTTGACCACCGCCTTCAGCGGACCCATCGGAACTTGTCGCATGCTTTAAGTGGTCACCAACTGCTCGTAGATCTTTTTGTTCGGTGTAAAATGGGATATTGGCTTTAAGTGCATAAGCAACGTCGCTGGAACCTAGATTCAATAGTGCGACCTGATGCTTACAAACATCCTTAAGCGTGCTATCACCAATATCCATCATTGTGAATGGAATTTTATCAAGTTCAAGTCGAATTGGATCGACTGTCGGTAGCGGTACATTATCTGGAGAGATGGGATTACCTTCTTCATTGAAGAATTGAATCTTTACCTTTCCGTCGTTTGGGCACAAAAATACAAAACGATATCTAGTGAACCCACCTTTTGGTAGCTCGACCGGTAATTGTGAACTATAAGAAGTCAAGTCTCCAAAGTCGACACATTTATCCCGTAACAATACGGCTTGAAATTCTGAGTTTTGATCTGGTCGGCTGCCTGTCCAGGAGAGGATATCCTCGACTGGATACATGTATAGGTATGGTCGAGCACCGCGAGTATCCGCTAAGGTTGTAGCCTGCATAATAGGCATGTCGATATAGATACCAACCCGCCCCATTACGAGTAGTTCGGTCAGTGCTTCATAGCCCATAAAGGCTGACATATTAGAACCACGTAAATCAACCCCACCGTCTAGTCCTTCAGAAGCTTTTTGATATGATTGGCTACCGTCTTTTCGCAATACGTCTCGCATACGTTGAAAAATAGCATTGCGGATATCATTTACAGCGGCTTTGGCAAACGCTGCACAGGGGGTCATACCCATTCGGGTATTAAAGTCCAGCGTTGTCTCGCGAGTCGTGAACTTTTCTAAGTAGCGAGTTGTGTAATCGTCACCGCCATTATACGTGTTCCGCCACAGATCCCAGAAGGCCATATCTCTGTAGTAGGACGGGTGCCGATAGTCAATAATCAATTGCTCTGTATATGACATTATTTAGTGTCCTTTAGAGGAACGCCTTCACGGGCTGATTGTTTACATAGCTAGCGGCAAGTGGTAGTGCGATCTCAGCATAGTTCATAGCATGGGCCATGTGGTCCGGTCCAGTCTCTGTGTAGTCAGCTACATAGTTTCCATTACCGTCGCGTGCATATACTCTAACTGGGGACTTAATTTGGTCTCGAAACATTTGACTTATGTCTTTTGGTAGCGAGATTCTTCCTGTGTGGAATCTGCCCAAGGACGCATCAAACCAACTTGTCCTGTCTACCGTCGCGGTCTGCGTTCCCAGTTCGTCTTCATTCATCGTGATTTCTTTACCAACTCGACCGGCACGGTAATTACAAAGGGTGACATAACCATGGAAACGTCGTGCAAATCTTCGTGCATCAGTTGTATATGGGGCAGCGTCAATGACGCAGGCCAACACCTGCCATTCACGCATCAAGTAATCAAATCGCTCAAACTCTGTGCCAAGAATAGTTCCTTCCCACAAAAGTTTTCCAGTAGACGTGGCGTTAATGTCTCTGCCTGAACCATTAAGAAACCATTCAACTACTACAACGTGGCAAGTCATACCAACGTCGATGCCCATTGTAATCAAACGACCACTTGATTTTGGTCGTTCGCTTTCTTTTGTGTGGCTGCCAATGCACTTATCAATGAGGTCGTCAGTAATCTTAGCCCCGTCGCCAATGTACGGTAGACCGAGTTTTGAATTATAGAACTCAGTGGCAGCCGCCTCGTCCCCAAGTCCTTGGAAATGTTTGATTACAAGTTCAGGGGCTGTGACAGTAAAGGAATAAAGCTGGTTTAGGTGGAAGCTTCTGTGTTCTTTGTTGCAGTCGTTTGAGTTTGGAATCCAGACGCCGCTAGATAGGAATTCTGGCTTCTCTGCTTGCTCTATTCGACCACCACACTCTTTGCATTTTAGGAACGATTCGGCACACCTCGGATCGGTCACCGATTCACCAATAATCTCTACGCAATCAGGCCACACAAATTCGGTAGTCTTACCACATCGCGGGCACTTGAACATAAAATGTTCCTGAGTACCCTGCATGTACAGTTTATGGATTCCCTTATTTGGCAACTTAGGTGTTGAGAGTGTCCACACATTCTTTTCACGTTGGCCACTTAAACGTTCCAAAGCCAACCAAATTTGATCCTGGTCCATTTCGTCTAATTCGTCTAGAATCAAAGTCGAAACTGGAATGGATTTTAGGTTACTGTCGCCACGGCTTCCACGAATGTAAAGATTAACGCCCCCGGCTTGTTTAAGGTTGATTGTATTAGTGTCAGTGAAGATTGAATTGATGTATGGGCTGTATAGTAAGGCCGCCTTAAACCGAGATTTCGAAAAGTCACCAGCATTGATAGCGGTTGGCAATACATAGAGTACGTCGCGTTTTAGAACGTCGATTGTGTAAAATGCTCTGTTGATTGCTACTTCTGTAATTCCGAGTTGGGCACCCTTCATTGTTGAGTTAAATGGCGCTACTGAATCACTAATCTCCCTGGCCCATGGATGATACTTATATGAGTATTTTCCAGGAAATGGCTCACCCATAACACGTCGGTATTCAGACCAACGTGAGCACGTATTTAAAGTCCGACTTTTTAGGCCGGTTGCGACTGCTTCTTTAAATATGTTTGCTAATTCACTCATTGTATTCAGAGCCGATAATTATACGGGTTCGCACAGTTTTGTATGAATGGACACCCGCTCGGCTCATGTAGGTTGTGTTTCGATTGAGAGGAACAATGGCAAGAGGCTGAGAATGAGTTTCAAAATTGCGAGCCAGTTTTCCTTAATCCAACTCCAAATCTCAGGCCATCCACGTTTCCGTGAATACTTCTCGACTTCATGCATTAGGTCGATTTTTTCACCCTTTGTCGTCTGACGTACCGGCTTCTCACAGGCGTCGATCAGAGTTTTGAATTCCTCTGGACGAAAGTAGCCCCGCCTATTAGCTCGGATTAGAGCGGCTTTGTACCGTTGCTGAAATGTCATTTATCACCAAACCTTATATTCGAGGTCTTTCTTTAGAACTTCACGTAATTTTTCAATAGCAACGACTCCTACAAATCTTTTGATTTCTTTTTCGTCTTGAGTCGCGACTGTAGTCGGAAGCGACCCGATTTTGTAGCGTGAGGATAGCTTAGAATCTGAGTCAACGTCTACGGTTTGAATCTTATATCCTTCTTTTCGTAGTTGCTCTATGACGGGGTGCATTTGTTTGCACGCGCTACACCACTCTGCTGTGAAGAAATAAGTTTTCATTTCAAGAGCTTTCGAAAGAAATCTCTAATTGGTCGTTTTGGAATCAAATCATACTCAGGAAATTTTTGTGGTTCTATTTTATCCGCTGTCTGATCTATGATATCGGTCAGTTCATGTATTTTCGTGTTCCATTCAATCGGTCTCTTCAAAAATACATCCAATAAAATTGAGCGTAACCAGACAACAAATTTCCGCCAAAGTATGAACATTAGTTAGAACAAGTCATAAGTTTGTCGTGGGTACCCAGCATACGAGGAGATCGCAATTGTGTCCCCTTGAGCACAGATTCGATTTATCACACTGGCGTCAGCCCAAAAACTGCCTACTGGTTGATTGAGTTTTGTACCACCACTAACAAAATCACCCCAGGAATTTTGAATGCAGCCACCAGGGCGGTCGCAAGCTTCGTCGATACCCGTCAATAACATAGCATGATTCCATGCCCGGTTTCCTGGCATTAAATATCCGTCTTTATCACGTCCACGCTTAGTATTGAACCCTTGGTTACTGCACAAAATAACAGGGTAACCATTATAGACACAGTCGCGTGCTTCTTCCCAGTTTTGAACTAATGCACACCATCCAACTGGATGCAATTTACAAAGCGGCTCCAGTTCCGTCGGAACTCCCTTATACCCCAGATTCCTGGCAACCTCACCGTCATAGTGTGTGAAGTCATAGTCTCCATACTTCTTGCGAAGAAGAACGCCGTATTTCTTAATAAACTCAGCAGCCCAATAGCCTTCGGCCCCGTCACCATACAATGATCGATTATAAATCGCCTTGCCTATCTCAATTCGAGATCCACCATAAATAACTTCAGTAGCAGCCTCTGCCACCCACCGTTGAGGAGAATTTCGTTTTACAATTTGAGTTGCGGTTAGGATGTCTACACCTAAACCATAGGCATGTGAAACACAGTCACCAATTTCCTGGTTATGAGGTTGAAGTGGCTTACCAGTGACCTTCTCTAAGAAAGGCCATAGGATTGCGACCTTACCAGCTCCGGTTCCTTTGATTTCAGCATCCATCTGATTCATAAACGGTTTTGGACTGGAGTTAATAAACCGCCTGCGACTTGCTTCACTGTGTGTCCATCCACAATACAGATCTTGATCTGTATTAGCTTTAGCAGCGAATGGACTGCCCTCTAATTTCAGTCCACGACCGAAGGCTAATCCCGCCCCAGCCAGAGCCGACAGTTTGATAAAGTCGCGTCGATTCATATTACTTTGCTACAATTGTTAGTCCGTTTGCAATTTGTACCCAGAGTGTCGCGTGCTGTTCTGGTGTAACAAGTAAACCAGCCTCAGCTTCGGTCTTCATTTCTTTTTGCAATGCAGTTAGGAATGGCACCCACGCAGTCAGTCCATTACCTAGGGCCGTTCGATTAGCAATCGCCTGTGCCTCGATAATTTGTTCAGCCGTAGTTAATTGACCATCTTGGACTTGTTTGGCGACGCCAGTAAAACCAGCGGCTAGTTTAGTAGCCTCCGCTTTCTTATTTGGTGAATTTACAAGTTTGCTGAATTCTACTACCTTGCCTGCTACACCTGTGGCAGGATTTACCGGACCCGGTGGTGTTGGTGCTGGTGTATCCCCTTCACCAACCTTGATTGTCAGTGTCTTCACATCTACGTCATTATCGTTGGCACACGCCACAATGAAAGTAAATTCACCAGAGGCTGAGGAGGAAAAAACAGCTTTACGACCGTCGTCGTATACTTCAAAGTTTGTTGTTGGCGGTAGAGTCTTCCATTTAAAAGTCTTACCGGCTGATTTAGTCACATCAAAGCGAGCTAGTTGACCAATCTTGATTTCGGTCGGCCCCTCAATTAGAATCTCGGCCTTAGCGTTTACAATTGGACCGGGTGTTAAGTTATCGTAGGCATTCACACTGGTTTTGTGACCAATGAACTTATCATAGATTACTCCCCCACTAATGAATAATACAACAACTAAAACAATAGCCGCTACCCAAGGATTCACTGTTTTCATAAAACTCTCCCTAACTTTTTGGATACTTCTCTTTAATCCGCGTGATTTCGGCTTCCCAAGTCGAAGTCCCATTTATTTTGTCCCAGTAAAGCATATCCAGTTGGTCTACCAGATTCGGATACTCAAGTTTTCTTGCGTCTTTATAGCGTTTGTTTTTTTCAGACTCCGTTCTCGGGTCTGCAACAGGTCCCATAACCAGGATAAGTTTGCCGTCCCAAGACGCAATCTCACAGCCAGGGTACATATCTTGAGTGATCCTCTGTTCATCTCGATGTGTCGCTATCACTAGCCCGTTTTTGATTACTAAAATCATTATTGTATGACCATGGAGTAGGAGTTTCCTTCAGTATTCACGTCTGGAGAATAATCGTCGAATGTATTTCCAGTGGCGTTTGCCGAGACCGCATAGATTAGTGCATTTCCCGCCGTTGCTACATATCCCGTACCATTTCCCGTTGCTAAACTAGAAATTGCGTAAACATTAGCCCCAATCACGGAAAGGAATCCAGCATACGCGCATCCCGACGCTATACCATTGATGCAATACACCGCCCCCCCAGCCGTCGCTACGAAACCACTAGAGTACATATTAGAAATATAAACTGGGTAATTATCAGGTTCCCCAGTTATCATTCCGCCACGAGCGTGTACACCATAAACAAACTTAGAAAAACCTAGACTTACGAGTGTGTGGCATCTGCCCCCTGGCCATACTTTTATTCCATTATATTCCGGGCTGATAGACGTGGCGGGTCCAACTAACACAACTTTTCCTATGTTAAGACTAGTGTATACATAGAAGCCGGTTGATAAGCAGGATAAAATTGTTTTCACAACTGTCACAGTGGAGACAACATTACCACTCGGAGCTGTTGTATTTAAGTGCGCACTTGCGATAGTTATTCTACTGTTTCCAGTGTCAACGTTTGTGACTTTATGACAACCACATAAGTATGTTGGATTACTCCCGCCCGTCGCAGGATCTATCAAAACGTAATCATTGACAGCAATATTTGTCACATTGTTAAGATTCAAAATAATCGACCAAGCTCCCGCCGAACCCGAGGAAGACTGAATACTGCTGGTAGTTTTTGAATAAGTGTGAGCCCCTGTGATCGTTACTTGTTGGCCATAAGGATAGTCGCAGTCAACAATGTCCGATAGGGTGTGTGTACCATCATTGATAATAATAGTGATACCTACGGCGGGTTCGAGAGTGTGTTTTCCAACCCAATCCATTGCATGTCTTAATGTGGCCCACGGTGTACCGGACGATCCATCACCTGTGTCATCACTACCTGTAAGATCAACATAGTAGATTTTATTTGAATTTATTCTTTTTGTTGCCGGGAATTCACCAAGTGTCAAATCAGTAGTCGTTGTTGAATAAGATAAACCACTGTAAGTTAACCGGCCATTTGTTGTTGTGTATGGTACATAACCGCCTGTAATTAAACCGTCAGTTAAAACCACTGTTTTACGGGCGGCCCCGGTAGTTATTGTGAAATACAAGTCGTCAGTTGTAAATTCTACTTGACCAGCCACAGCAACAGTAGTTGATGTGCCTGAAGTCAATTTAAGTGGAGCAGTGCCAGCGGTTGTCGAACCAGCAGGCAGTGTTAACCATGCCGTTGGTGTAAGATTGATACCAACCTGTCCATTTATAGTTAGATCTTGGTCGACTGCCGCCGCCGCAAACACACCATAAATTAATGAGAGAGTTCTACCGGTAGCTTCGCTCGCTCGACCATAGGCGTCGATTATGAGTTTATAATCGCCTGTTTCATATTGTCCGGCCGACCATCCAACAAAACAACAATTCCTTGCACCTGTTAAGGTATACCCAGCATTTTTACCTATGGCAGTGTTTTCAAATCCACTGGTACAAAGTTGCAAGGCACCATTACCAATACCAATGTTGTCGTACCCGTCAAGGATGTCACCACCGGCAGCTTGGCCGACTAGGGTATTACCGAATCCCGTTGTCATGTCGAGTCCGGCCCCGACCCCGAGTGTTATATTATATGAACCCTTGTAGGTTGCGCCACTTGCACCTACGGAAGATTGACCCCCGTCGCCAATCCAAAGGTTATACCCATCACTGTTTGCACCGTGATAGGTTGTAACATTGAAAATCTGTCCTGACGTGTTGATTGCAAGCTTGTTGGTCGTAAGAAGCGTACCATCAAAAGTCAAGTTAGCGTCATCTGATACTGAGTTTGCTGACTCTGATAAAACTACACGCCCCGCGGTTAGTCCTGAAATGCCGGGGCCACTAGGACCTGAGGGGCCGGTTGGGCCGCTAGGACCACTCGGACCAGTTGCTCCATCCGGGCCGCTAGGACCTGAGGGACCAGTTGCTCCATTCGGGCCGCTAGGACCACTCGGACCAGTTGCTCCATCCGGGCCGCTAGGACCACTCGGACCAGTTGCTCCATCCGGGCCGCTAGGACCACTCGGACCAGTTGCTCCATCCGGGCCGCTAGGACCACAGGGACCAGTTGCTCCATCCGGGCCGCTAGGACCTGAGGGACCAGTTGCTCCATCCGGGCCGCTAGGACCACTCGGACCAGTTGCTCCATCCGGGCCGCTAGGACCACTCGGACCAGTTGCTCCATCCGGGCCGCTTGGACCTGAGGGACCAGTTGCTCCATCCGGGCCGCTTGGACCTGAGGGACCAGTTGCTCCATCCGGGCCGCTTGGGCCGCTCGGACCGGTTGCTCCATCCGGGCCGCTTGGACCGCTCGGACCAGTTGCTCCATCC